GCTCGGCTGGCATCAGCTACTCGGCAATGAACGGCGCTCACGCACTGTTTGGCGATAGTTCGCAGTTGATTGTTGCCAACGTGATGAATGGCTCGGCTTACCACAAGCTGATTGCACAGAATATCACCAACGCTGGTCAGCTTTTCGTCGCTGCCAATGTGCAGGTTGTGGACATCCTTGGCCGCCCCGTCATCGTAACTGATGCACCGGCTCTGTATGTCGCTGGTACTCCCAACAAGCTGCGCGTCCTCGGCCTCGCTGACGGTGCTGCTACCGTTTATGACGGTGGCGATGTCATCAGCAACATCCAGACCAACAACGGTCAGACCCGCATCGAAACCACGATGCAGGTTGATTACACCTTTGGCGTGGCTCTTAAGGGCTACACTTGGGATTTGGTCAATGGCGGCAAGTCGCCCACGGATGCCGAACTTGCTACCGGCACGAACTGGGACAAGGTTGCTACTTCGATCAAGCACACCGCTGGTGTGATGACCATTGGTAACGCCGCCCTTTAATCCATAAAGGGTAAGGGCCGCTGGCGGATTGGAAGTCTCTGCCAGCGGCCTTTGTTCTAAGGAGTAATGAGATGAAAATTATTTACGAACCGCACCCGATTACCCCCGCTCGTAAAGCAAAGCTGCAACAGCAGGGCTACAAAATCATTGACGCAATTTTTGCACCTGCTGGCACACCTATCCATCAGGGTATGGAAGTTGAGGACACTGAGGAAGTTGCTGCTGACGTTGAACCTGTCGTTGCTCAAGAGGCAGCAGAAGTGGTAGAAGAAGTTGAAGCGCAAGCTGATGATGCTTCTGAAGCTGTAGAGGCTCCTAAGCGCGGACGTTCTCGTAAGGATTAATCATGGCATTTGTGGTCGAAACAGGGGCAGGGCTTTCTAACTCTAACAGCTACGCAAGCGTTGCCGCTGCTGACGATTACGTTGCTGATAGGGGTTTAACTGGCTGGTCAACTTTGACCACAACTTTGAAGCAGCAAGCCTTAATCAAAGCCACTGATTATCTTGAAGCTACATACAGGGAAGCATGGAAAGGCGACAGGGTTACGGAAACTCAGTCACTCTCTTGGCCTCGTATGAACGTCTACGTTGACCAGTTTCTGCTTAATAGCAATATCGTACCCAATCCAGTCATCAATGCTTGCATTGAGATGGCTATTAAATCGGCATCAGGGGCTACTTTGATTGCCGACCAAGGGCAGAGGGTAAAGCGCGAAAAAGTTGATGTGATAGAGGTTGAGTATCAGGATTATTCCGACCCTACCCAACGCTATCCTTTTGTTGATCGGATGCTCACGGCCTATCTTTTGTCATCAGCAAATGGTAGTTTTGCCACTGTCACAGTGAACCGCACTTAACCAATAGGAGTTTTTCTAATGGCAACCATTGTACCCACTAGCGCCCAAGGCTCTGGCGTTAGAACCGTTACCCGCACGACCCTGACAGCATCTGACACGTTTGCCTATAACAGTGACAAAAACCCGCTTCTTATTCTGGATAATATAACGGCTGGCCCTCTGACCGTAACCATTGACGGTGCAGGTGGTACGGTTGTGCCTGTTGCTGGTGTTGGTGATGTCAACGTTTCCTCTGGTTATAGCACTGGTGCTATTGCCGCAGCCGCTTGCGTAGCTATCCCGCTGAATAGCATTTCCGCTTATTTGCAGGGCGTAATTGCTGTCACTGGCGGAACTGGCATTCGAGCAACGCTGATCGAATATTAATTCAATGGGCGCTCAAGCTGAAACTGCCGCAAGGCTATTGGCTTCAAAAGGGGAGTTGGTTTCTGTCCAATTCCCCAATGCGCCTTCTAATGACCCCATTACAGGCGCACCTGTTGCGCCATCAACGCCAACCGTCATTCAGGGCAACGGTTACCCTTCGCAATATAAGCAGAAGGATATTGATGGCGCTAACATTCTGGCTGGCGATGTACGCTTGATCTTGGAATTGATTGCACAACGTCCGCAAGTCGGTTGCTTGGTGACAGTTGATGCCAAGACCTATCGCGTCATGGATGTGCAGCCAATCCGGCTATCTGGCGCTGATGTTGTTTACATCTGCCAGCTAAGGGCCAACTAATGATCGACATAGGGGAGCGCGTCTGGTTCCCGTCCGAATGGGATACAGGCATTTTAGATAGCGTCCTGCATGACGCTAGTGGAAATATTATCGCCTATGTCATCCTTTTAGATAATGGTAAAAAGGTGGCTCTGGATATGCAGATTGTGGAGCGGCTAGATGATTAACACCAAAATTAGCGCGGCTCTTGCTACGCAGCTAAACACGCTCAATCTGCCGACCCATTGGGAGAATAGCAAATTCACCCCTACAGACGGTCAAATCTATCTCAGTGAAAGCCTGCTAACTGGTGACACAATCCCTGTTGGCGTTGCCAGCACTTCGTCAGACGAATTTGGCGGCATTTATCAGGTGCTAGTCTATGCCCCAATGGACATGAATAAAGGGCCAGCTAGAACCGCTGCTGATAACGTTGCTGCCGCTTTCCAGCGCGGAACAAGGCTGACTTACAGTGGCGTCACTGTGACCATCCAGCGCACAACGCAGAACCCTTCGTTTATATCTGGCAACAGATGGGTAATCCCCGTCAGCATAACGTACAGGGCTTTTGCATGACAACATTTACCCTGAGCATGAAAGCATTTGCTGAGAAGTTTGGCCAAAATGCGGACGCAGCTATTAGAACCATTTGCTTGGATTTGCTAAAGGATATTGTCCTAAATACGCCAGTCGATAGCGGAAGGGCTAGGGCTAACTGGCAATGCAGCATCAATACGCCTGTTTCGGGGCGAATTTCTTTTTCTGCTGACAGCGGTAGTGGGATTACAGCGCCTAAAGAAAGTGCTGCATCTGCGGATGCTATCCTTAGAGGCACTGCAATCTCGGCTCAAGCAAGTGGTAACGTCTTTTGGATAAGCAACAACCTGCCCTACATTTACCGATTGGAATTTGAGGGTTGGTCAAAACAAGCGCCAAATGGTATGGTGCGCCTTGCTATCGACCGCGCTAAACGCCGGATGCGTTAGCGTGACTTAAATGTTAATTTGTGATATACCACTCAAACTGCTTGTTCTTGGAGGTTAGATATGACCGTTGTTTCTTCAGTTGGCACTATTGTTTCGGTGTCGGCAAACGCACCTGCCACTTATGACGCCAGCGGCTTCGCCGCCCTTACTTGGTCTATTTGTGGTGAATTGGCCGACCTTCCTTCCTTTGGTGCAGAAGCCGCTTTGGCAACGCACACCCCGCTGCGCACCGGCATTGTTGCCAAGCGCCGTGGTTCGCTGAATTATGGCTCGGTCACGCTGACGATGGCTTTGTCTGACCTTGATACCGGCCAAACCATTCTTGCAACCAAGGGCAGTGCTACCGCTGGAACTTCTGCGCAGGTTTCGGTCAAGGTTGCTCTGGTCAATGGTGACCTTCAGTATTTCACCGCACAGGTCATGTCGTTCAAGACGAATGTTGGCAACGCTGACGCCATCACGATGGCTGAAGTGACGCTGGAAATTGACAACTCGGTTGTTAAGGTTGGCTAATCTTAACAGCTTTACGTAACTTCCCTGCCGTAGCTGCATCCGACTGCGGCAGGGGAGACTTGGCTTCGGGTGTAATCGGATGAGGTGTTAAATGTCTTTTGATCTTAATTCGCTAAAGCCTGTGAAGGCTGATGATGGCGCAACTCTGCAAATCGTACATCCTGAAAGCGAAGAAGTTATTGATGGTATGACCATCACGTTGCTGGGGCAGGACAGCAAAGTTTACCGCAAAATCCAACTCGCCAAGCAACAGGCCGCGCTAAACCGCATTGCCAAAGGCAAAAAGGCCATTGACCTTGATGCTGAAAAGCTGGCTGAAGACAGCATTGATGACCTTGTGCAGCTTACTACCGGCTGGACTGGCTTTGTACTTGATGGCAGCCCACTTGAATGCACACCCGAAAACATCCGCACGGTCTATGGCGAATGGGCTTGGATTAAAGAACAAGTGCAGGAGTTTGTGGCAGACCGCTCAAATTTCTTTCGCGCAGACACTTGATGAATTAACGCTTTTCGTCCGGCAAGTTGCTTGGCTTAATACAATCCCCAAGGGTGCAAAACGTCCCCGCAGGGAAACTAAGCCATCCTCTGTGCCGCCGTTAGGGGGTGCGGCCTACCTCATTGAAATTCTCTTTGAGGTAGGCCCGTCTAAACCAATCGGCATGGGCGGCAGCGCGCCGATTGATGACGTTGATTTGGCTGCTTGGATGGCAAATCAAAATGTGAGGCTGAAACCGTGGGAAGCGCAAACCATCCGCAAAATCTCACGCGAATATGCTGCAATGCTGTCAGAAGCAGTTGAGCCAAACACCCCGCCACCTTGGGTTGATCCAGACTTACTGAACCAAGAGCGGCGAGAAAAAATTGCAAAAGCGATGTCAAACTGGGCTGACAATATCAACGCCAAGACACGCAACTAATCTTGTGCTATGAGGTTCGGTAAGCGATAACGCATCGGGCTTCATAGGACATTGCGCGTGGCAGAAGACTTAGCAAATCTCAGAATTTCCGTTGATAGCCGCGATGTTAATGCGGCCACAACCGATTTGGATACGATGGCTAAGGCTGCTGGCCGCACAAATGCGTCAGTTGATAGGCTGACTACGGCCAATCAAAGAATGGCTGCTGCTCTAGCAACGTCTAACAAGCCGCTTATTGATGCCACCCGCTATCTCACATCTATGCAAGCTGAGTTAGAGCAGGTTGGCCGTTCTTCTCTGCAAATTAAGGCGCTTGAAATTCGCATGGCTGCGGCTGCGGCTCCTACCGCTGAACTGGCCCAAGAAATTCGCAATGTTGGCGCTGCGCTGATCCGCGCTGAACGGAATATGGGCGGCGCTGGCAATGGTATGCAGCAGGTTGCTGGCCGCACTAAACTAGCAGCCCATGAAGTGACCAACCTTGCATACCAGTTTCAAGATTTGGGTGTGCAGCTTGCTAGTGGTCAAAACCCACTTGTTGCCCTTGTGCAGCAGGGTTCTCAGGTCAGTGGCGTAATGATGTCATCAGGGATGTCTGTTGGTCAATTTGGCAAAGCCATTTTGTCTATGATTGGCAACGCAACAAAGGCTCTTTTGCTCAATCCCATTTTCCTTGCCCTTGCTGGCGCTGCTGGCGCTGTTGGCTTGGCGTTTAACTTCATGGCGGATGATATTTCCAAGGCATCTGGCGTGAGTGTCCAAGCAGGTGACGTAATGCTTGGCGCATTTGATGTGGTCAGAAATTTCCTATCCAATCAGGTCACAGCAGCTTTCGCGTATTTCGGCACAACCGCTGGCGAAGTTTGGGACGCTGTTATCGGATACACCCGCAAAGCGATTAACATTATCATTGGGATTGTTTCCCTTATTCCCCGCGCATTTGTCGAAGCATTTAAGACCGTGCCTGTTGCAATCGAAAAGCTGCTTTCTGGTGACCTGACTGGCGCTATGCAGGTGCTTGGCAGTTCAATGGGCAAAATTGCTGGCGGCACTTTTGGCACAGATTACATTGGCCAAATTGGCAGTGTGCTTAAGGATGCTAGTGTAAAGCGCGCTATCCAGCGGCAAGCTGAGGAAAGCGGCAAAAAGATAGGCAAAAGCACTGCTTCTGGAATTTCCAAGGGAGTTGAGGACGCTTCAAAAGAATTTACCACTGCCATTGAAGCCTTAGTGGCGGAAAAGAAAAAAATAGGGATGTCACCAGAGGACATCCGAATGATGGAAATAGAGGCATTGGCTGCCAAGGCTGCCGCCAATGGCTATAAAGACCTTGCCAAGCAATTGCTGGAAGCTGGCAAGGAATGGAAGCAAGCCCATGACGCCTTCAAAGCCAACGAACTGCGCGAAGAAGCAAACAAAGAAATTAACGCAACCATCAAGGCTTTGGAGGATGAATTATCTCTGCTTGGCCTGACAGGAGCGGAAAGGGCAAAGGCTGCTCTGGCATTGGAGCGCGAAGGCTTCATTGCCAAATATAAAACTGCTCTTGGTATTACAGAAGCCACTGCCGCATGGGAGCGTTACAGGGCTGCCAAGGAAAAGATTATTGATGGCGAAAGCGCCATGGAAAAAGAGCGAAAGGAAGCTGAAAAGCTAAAGCAGCAACTTGAAGGCGTTGTTAGGCTTTTGGATGACATGACAGGTGGCGCTGCAAGCAAAATCAAAGACATCATTGTCACTGTAAAAGCGAATTTTGACACCAAGGAACTGAAAGAAGCGTTTAAAAGCATTGGGAAGTCTTTGACTGATGCCTTGAAAAAGGCTGGCTTGGATATTGGCAAATTAAGCAAGACGCTTGGCGCTGCATCGGCAGGCGCTCAAATCGGGGCAGGGGTAAATTCCATATTCAACAGCTTGGGTGTCAAATCATCCAAGGCTGGCGCGCAAGCTGGTGGCGCTATCGGCGCGGCTGCATTTGGCCCTGTTGGCGCTATCGCTGGCAGCATCTTGGGTGGCGTTTTGGGTGGTATGCTCAAGAAAACCAAAACAGGTTCCGCAACTATTTCGCAGATAGCTGGACAAGGTATGCAAACGGCATTGTCTGGCAACAGCAAGGCGCTGAAAGATGTTGCCAACTCAATGGCAACTGGCTTGCTCAAAGGCTTGGGCGACATGGCTGAACAGCTTGGTGGCACACTTGGTGGCGCTGTTAAGTTGTCCATCGGTCAGCGTAACAAGAATTTTGTCGTTGATCCCACTGGCGCTGGCCGCACTAAAGGCTCTGGCGTTGTTAACTTTGGTCAAGACCAAGCCGCAGCGGTTGCTTACGTCACTCAGCTTGCTATTCAGCAAGGCATTGTCACCGGCATCAGTGCTGGCGCGCAGACGCTTATCCGCGCTGGTGATGACCTAAGCGCGCAGGTGCAGAAGGCGCTTAAATTCGATCAAGTCTTTAAGGATTTGCTGAAGGAAACTGACCCTCTCAATGCCAGCTTGGCCGAACTGTCAACGGAGATGGAAAAGCTAAAGGCCATCTTTAAAGAGGCTGGCGCATCGGCTGAAGAATACGCCAAGCTGGAAGAACTGTTTGCCATCCGTCAGGCCAAGGCCATCTTTGAAGCTAACAAGCCCCGCCGTGAACTAGAAATTAGATTGATGGAAGCACAGGGCAACACGACTGCTGCCCTA